ATACAGGAGGGGGTCTCATTATTCGAGACCCTCCCCCTAGACCTATTAAATTATAAACTAACTTCTTGCTCAACCTTTTTATAAATACCTAAAAGATTGAATTGCACAATTTCTAAAATTGCACGATTATTTTCAATTATTTGATCCATTTCACTTAATTCATTTGATTGCTTGCATACCCTAGCTAGGTAGGGTAGGGAGTGGTATCCTTTTGTTGTATCATATGCAAACCAATCATCAAACTGCTCAAAAGGACTGTAAGGATTGTCTACTGTAGTAAGCATGTACTCAATCATTAGGCCTCCTTATTATAGAGCAGTCTTTAATGTAGATACGGATACACCTAAAGCATCTGCTATTTCAGATTGAGTATAACCATTAGTTGCCATGTTAGTAGCACGTTGGCGCATAAGACTAGTCATTAGTAGTTCTTGTTTAGGTGTAGCCAACTTCTTTATTTGATCTATATCAGCATTAGCTAGAATAGACTGCAATTTAGAAGAACTAATAGCACCTGCTTGTATAGCAGCCCACTCATCGTTTGATATATCGACTCGTTCTTTGTGGGCGCCTGTTCTTAAACGGGCTTCTTTAAGAGCTTGTGCTTTTAGTTTCTTGATTTCAGAAGGTTCTAGATCAGGATTGGCTGCCCTTTTCTGGGTGACTATAGAATTAGCCAGGATCTGCGCTTGTCTTTCAAGAGGCGCGTTTCTAAGGGCGATATTAAGTTTTGCATTTAGAGAGGCGACTTGTTTTGCATAGACAGTTCTTGCTGTTGGAGAGTAGGGGGTTAAATTTGTTCTAACCATAGCAAGTCGCGCTTTGTTTGCCAATGCTTTAAGACTGTTAGAATGATCAGCATAAATACGTTCAATTGGTGTACCTGATGACAAACTATGTGCGTCAGATGCTTCTGCTAGTTTAGTACTACGCTGAGTCTTAAATACAGTCTTGCCCTTGGCATCTACCCAACTATTACCAGTAGGGGTATAAACTTTTGCGCCTGTCTTTAAATCGATAGGTCCGCCTTCTTGTGCCGACCTAGCCTTTCTTTCATTTACATCTTTACGTGATGAAGCCCTAGAAATTAGCGTGCTTGCTCCTGCTTTAGCACTGCCTTGATACTTGGCTTTCAACTGTGGGATACCATTATCGATCGCCGACTGTTTCCAGTTTAGACCATGTTTTTCAGCATCGATAACAACCATTGAATGACGCACAGCTCTAGCAATTTCTGTTTGAGTAGCGCCTCTAATAGTCATGTCAGTAATTAGATTGCTAACATCACCCATCTCAAAAGCTTTAGTTCTTGCACTCATCTTTTTCATCCCAGCATAGCCAGGATAAGCAGATTTAGGATCGAAGTTAATCAGCCCTTGCAAAGCAGGTTCGGTCTTTACTTTTCCATGGTTGTTTGGAATAACAAGCACGGTATCGCCATCAAAGTCTGCGCCAGACAAGCGTTCTGCCACTTTACTATTTATGCCAACAGCATCTCTAGCTCTACCCAGAAGTTTCTTAGCTTCAGGTTGACGATTATTAACAGTCAATTCAGGGATCTCGAAGATACCGCCATGAGGATACCTGATAAGAGCTACTCTTTCTCCATCACGATAGTTAGGCGCATAGATCTCAGTTTCCTTCATACTATTGACAGGAAGGATAACATGAGAACCTTGTCTTGGAAGAGCGGCTGCTTTAAGATGTACAGCTGCTGAATCAACATCATCCGAATATGACTCAAGCAACTTCTTACGAACAGATGGATTAGACAGACTCATAATCTCATCTAGCTCACGCTTTTTACGCTCGAGCGTTATTGCCAATTGCTCTCTAGCAAGAGTAGGAGCTTGTTTAGACAACATCTGTGATGAGAGTGTCTTACTCCACTTTTCCCAATCGCCTTCTTCGTTTACAATATTGCAGGCTGAAGCAAGTTTCTTCTTTCCCGTTTTAGAATCAATGCTGTAAATCTGCCTGACAACTGCGCCAAACGGGTTATCAGGATCATCTTTCATTTTCTTGAATGCGTCAAGTTTATTACCTGTATCAGATTTATTAGTATTGAATACTAGATCCACACCTGGAGGTAGGTCATCTTTGTAGACGGCCATACCTTTCAAATAATGCGAATCATCTACAGCAATACGAACCTGCGCATATCTTGCATTTCCTAAAGACAGATCTTTAACGCCTGGGCGAACATAAATTACTCCATCGGCGGAGGTACCACCGTCTTCTGCGTATCGTACTCCGACCCGCTTAGAATTGACTGACAGAGGGCTATCAATCCCAAGGAATGTACGACCCCCATCATTGGAGAATTCTGTAATCTGTCTAATATTATCGCGACCTCGATACACTTCTCCATATTTAACATTAGGTCCCGCGAGAACTTTAATTGTAGTTTGCTGACCTGTACCTAGTTGTTCTACTTTAAGATAGTGGACAGTATAGCCCTCTTCTTTAAGCATTGCTACAGCAGTTGCCAATTTAGTGGAACTGACGCCGACATGACGTTCAACGCCAGTTCCGATATCGATCATACCCTTAGAGGCTACTTGGTCTTTGAGCATACCAGTAACCGCGCCCAGCACATCAGCCTTAGCTGCCTGCCCAGGAGCCAGAAGAGCACGAACCGACGACTCGTTAATACTCATACGTTCGCCAATGGCAACGTTAGAGTATCCTTTATCTTTAAGCCTTTGCGCCATAGCAATATCACTTTGGCGTTTTGCTGTGACAGCCATAGATCGTGCTGCACGAAGTTCGGTAGTTGTGATTCCAAAACCTCGAGCGATCTCAGTTTCGCTCATACCTTTAGAGCGAAGGTCTTCCACCATGCCTAGAAAAGTACGGTTTCTTTCTTCTTGAGTTCCTCCAGAACCCCAAGGGTATCTACCCGAACGGCGGAGGATTCCATAATGCATCAGATAGTTTTCTTCTTCGATGATCATGCTACCTCCGCTTTCAGACTCTCGATCCTTTTGTCAAATGACACGATTCGGTCCATAATATGAAAGATTGCGTCAGGACCTGGATCGAAAACTTTAACACTATCATTCTGGTAGATGCGAAGCTCTATCTCAATATCAATAGGACGGAATCTGTATTCCAAACAGAAAATAGCAGCGTAGATTTCAAGTTGAGTTGGTGAAGCTTCAGCCACACCAGTCTTTAGATCATGTACTCTAAGTTTGTTTCGTTTAAAACCAATGCTGTCAGCATGTCCATAACAATTTGGTGAATAGAACAGTAGCTGTTCGGGGGTCAAACCAAATCGAATGGAATCGTTAACATAGGCGTTTAGTGTCTTGGTTGTATCGGGAAGGAGTACGCCGAGACGAATAGCCTGACTTGCAAAATCATGTAGTTCAGTACCACGCTTCGAAGCCATGGTAGTGTACCAAACACGATCCAACTTATCATCAGTATAGTTCACCCATGCAGGAGAACTAGGAGTCAGGAAAGCGTGTGTTCCTTTCAAGTTCACCGAAGTAGGTTTGAAGTTCATCTAGGGTCTCCGTCATGTTTTCGGGATAGATGAATGCTGCGAAACCCATCCCACTAAATTTATCAACATAGTATGGTTGATTCGGCTGCACATTTGCCTTAGCACTTCGTTTTACTTCGAGCATAGCCCACCAAGGTCCATACAGAATCGAAAGATCTAGAATACCTTGTGTGTGACTAGAATCGTTCTTAATTACAAAGCAGCCGGGGAGCCGCCTATGAAGTTCTTTAATTAGTTCAGATTGAAATTTACTTTCAAGTTTCATGAACGGCTCTCCCTTCTACAAAGCAAAAAGGCTTGTTTCTACTCCTTCTATTATATCGCAAGTTTTACACACGTTGCGATATCATGTTTTAAAAGTAAACGTATAGTCTCCTGGAAAGACAGTATTGCCTTTGACTAGGGATAGATAGATACCAGTCTCCAAGAGCCCATAACGGGTAGCACACTCATTAGGCGACTGGAATACTTCTCCTGTTTCTACCATCACGAAAGGTTTGTTCCATCTGGGGAACGGTTCAAGGGCTCTCTCGCGGAAATACTTTACTGCGAAATGATAAGGACGCCAAGCTAGGTTATCTGATCGGCAATTGAATCTGTCACCGTTAAGATTTATGACTGAGTTAAAATCTTCTCTTTCTGGTGGGGGTAAGAACAACCTAGCTACGACGTTTGATAAAGCACGGCGATATAATTTACCGCCTTTGTAGAAGGCTGTTATCAATATACCACGATTATTGATACTAGTCTTGTTAGGGCGATCATACTTTGCATTTCGAACACCACCTAAATTACTTACTTCATAATTCGGAAATTCTTCTACGACTTTCCATAATTCACTCATCGACCCTCTAACTTTGTGGGGGATCGGTTTCTGTGTCTGACTCAGTTAGCATGTATTCGTATTCATACTTGCAGCCAAGCAAAGTCTTAGTGCGCCTTCGTAGATGGTTAGTTACGGTTGAAGACAGAACACCTAGAGTAGCGGCTGCCTCTTTGGTGGATTCAAATCTTTGACCTGTCGTGATGTTAACTATTGGGATACCAGTTTTACCCGGCATTAATCCTCCTTATAAATTCGGACATTTTGGAATTATTTGGAACAATATAGACCATTGGTATATATTGGGTTGTCGTTCTGTCGGACTTTTTTCAACTTTTCTCTATATTTTATCAATGCGATATCATGTTTTTAAACATATTACTTTGGGTTATAAATATGTCCGATTTGTCATACTTTGTATACCTATATACTATTTTTCTCGCGCGTAAGGGGGTATAGAGTAAAGTGACAGAACGACAGGAAAACATGATATCCATTTATACAATGCTCAAGCGGTTTAGAAAAAAGTCCGACAGAACGACAGGGGATATGTCCGATTTATCCCTTCCGTCCCAACTCCTCCCAAAGGGATACAAATTGTCCTAAATTGATATGTTTTATATACTTTTAACTACCCATAATCTCCTCGCCGAGATCCGTATCCATAAACTTCATAGGCTCAATAAGATTCCTAGTTCGTTCAATCCTATCGAGTTCCCTACGCAAATACCAAATAGCTTTCCGCAAATCTTCCTTCTCGTTACCGCCAGATTTAAAACCAGCCCGACAGATATACTTAACGGCATTACCACGATTAAAGTTCATCTGTTCAGTTAGATCAATAACCTCAAGGCCATAGTACATTTGATAGTGGGATGGGTTATTAACATTGTCAGCAGACATGGCGCTTCCTAAATATCAACAACTGTATACGACAAGATCTCAACACAAGGCGTTTCAATAAAATCTACAACTGTTCCACCTGTGGTTTTGTCATGCTCAATACAAGGCAAGGTTATCGTGGTCGTATGAGTCACCGTAGTAGACCGCTTCTTTACACCCTTTACTGTAAAATCACAAATAGAAGTAAGTGTTCCGTCAGTGTTAGTTGTTACTGTTGAAGGCTTGCTCATTAAAGTCTCGTTTCGACTCGAGGGCTTCTAAAATAGCCATGTCAATAGAGGTATCACTTACAAGAACATAGTACTTCAACACTTGGAACAGGGTGTTTAATCTGTCGATTCTACCTTGAGCCTGCTCCCATAGCTTGTACGAATAATTCAAAGAATAGAATACAACAGTATCAGTATCCGTACAGTTCCAACCTTCAGCTCCTGCTGAATACTGAACTATATAAATCCATCTATCAGTTTTTGGAATGTTCTCGTGTTTGTGCCCATTCCATTCAGCGTACCCTATGCCTTCTAGATTCGCGAGGCTCCTCAAAAGCACTAGTTCGTAGTCGAAGTTGTAGAAGAGCACTATCTTCTTGTGGCTCTCCATCAACTCCAACAGGGCTGACAAACGAGATGTGTCGCCATTCACGACTCTTCGCATCATCATGAACATTTCCCCCGCATCTCTTAGGGGGCGTTCCTCGTACGGATGCCAACGCTTCACCACCATGTTTAAAAGGTCTTTATCATGCGATACAGGGACTTTGTACACTTCTCGGATAGTAGTCCTCATGTACGGCATTTCTACGAGGAGCTTCGATCTGAGGTGCGCTAGCTTACGTTCATTCTTATACCCTGTTACTTTTGGGAATTTAGTATACGGGGCATAAATTACATGATCTCGCTTAAACTCGGTTCTATTCTTGTAAAAACCATTTGCTACGAACACTGGTATGTAGTCAAGCCAACAATCTCCAGGAGTAGCTGATAGTAGGATCCAACGATTGTGTTTGGTCATCTTAAGAAAGGCCTTAACCCAGCCGCCGGATCCTACAAGTCGCTGCTCGTCAAAGATTATGAAGTAGTCCTTCAGCCCAACATGCTTACTGATGTTGTTCCATGAATCAACTTTTAACAAGCCCGCTAGAGTGGCGCCCTCATACTTACCAACTCCAAATTTTGCGAATTCCCCATCCCAGTCAAGGCTATCGCGTTTCTTCGCAGTAGTAATTACAAGAATATTCCGAGGAGATTCGTTAGCCATGTAATAAGCCACTGCAGTAAGGGATTTCCCACTTCCAACACCTCCCCATAATATAGACCCGTTCTTAAGATCACTGACGGCTTTTTTCTGATGGGGATATAGGTCTACCGACATTTCATAAAAACCCGTCTACGTGGCTCTCAGGGGCCTTAAATGGGCTTGTAGTCTTCTAGGAGTTCTTTTGGAACTACTGTATGCGCATACGGACATTTGTTTCTGAGACTCTCCAAATATTTATCGCCAAGTGTACGCATCACGTGACAATACCAGTCTCGTTCCTCTGGCGCTGAATAAAGCATAAGGGCAATAGCTTGTCTCGCCAAAATAAAAGCGGAAAGCAGATCCGACTCTTCGATGTCTTCGACTTCAATTTCGATTTTCATAACTTCTCCTGTTCGGCTTTAATCGCTTTGTCGATCAACCACGCTCGGGTAAGTTTAATCACAATATCTTGTCGTGGTGCAGACCAAGTATCGAAGTGAGCGGCGAAAGTAGAAATATCGAAATGAAACTCTTTATGAACAGTTTCCAACCATTCTCTAACTTCGCCAAGAGTTACTTCAGCTTCTGTCTTGACAATAACGCCATCGATTTTCTTCATTTCGAAATCCCATATGTTTTGTACCATCTGGAGGTTTCGCGTAGAAGAGAACGTTGCTGATTAGTGTTCAGAGAATTATAGTGTTTAATGAAAGCGGTCACACTAGGGTATGAAGCGTTGTAAGCAACCTTCATATATATCATGATTTGTCGGTGAGTAAATCTTTCTTCCAGAATTCTATACCAGTCCATAGTTCCTCATTTAGATAAAAAAGTAATACCATGTTTTTGTTGCAGGGCCTCAGGTTAGAGACCCCACAACGTCAGCTGTAAGGAATGAATCCTACAAACATCACGAACATAAAGATTGCTAGAAACAGTTTAGCTTTTCGCACGGCGACGTTGAACCCCCATCGGAACTAGAGGGTTAGGCATTGCGACAGCCTTGTGTGCCCACATCGACGCATCTTCAAGCCGAAGAAGTGCTTCGTCCTTCTCGCGACCCTCAGGAAGAGTGGTAGCCAGAATCCCAGCAAAGAGGACGAAATTTTCACGCAAATCGTAATGTTGTTTTGCAGCCTCAGGAGTCGGAATATGCTGTCCGAACCTTTGTGCAATATCATTAGGACTCAGCATTAGCATCCATATCCTTCAAGAGGCGCGTCATTTATATCCTCCAATGGACAACGTCCCGCAATACGAGTATGCATGAGCAATTTCTCAAGCATGTTGAATTTCAGTCGCTCGAAATCATCATCGATAGTCACTGTGATAGGGTCGTCGTATGTTGGAACTTTCCAACCGACATGTTCTCTATTCACAACAATCGTGATGGGCCCATCTGAGGAAACGATAGACCAACCTCGTGGTTCTTTTTCGCCGTCAGCGTAGTTCAGAGCCATAGCGAAACCTCTCGGGTTCAACAAAGCACGGTTGATATACCACAAGAGTCCAGTCTCTTCGAGTTGATTGAAACTGAAAGCAGTTCTATCCGGAAGATCGTCTTCAATCATGTTAATGATTCGAAAAGCCATTAGTGCTTTCCTCGTCAGCAAGTGTGATCATTGGGTTTTCTTTAGTCCCCAAACCCAAAGTTTTTGAATTGAAAAACTCGCGATATGACTTCATAAACTCGTCTGAAAATTCAAGCTTCAAAGAAAAACGAGGTTGTCCTGCTTCGTAATCGGAATTGAAATCATCGATATATGCATGAGTCATAATACGCCTCTTTACAAAGAAGGAATAGTAACGCCATGGTTCGCGCATGCACGCTTCAAAGAAGCCCAATGATCACGAAGGGTGTACAGGTCAGCCATACTTCCCGAGTAGTCCTGACCCGTGTCCTGGGACATATCGTACACAGTGTCAATCACAGAAGTTCCCGCGGCCTTAAGATCCGCATACTTGGAATCTTCATAGATCTTTCGATTCTTCCGATAGTCAGACTCAGTCATAGGGGTGTTCTTCTTACTTCCGGAAGCCTTTGGAGAAGCTGCATTAGCAGCGATTCCCTGGCATCCCTTGATTCCCGAGTCTGCGCCATTCTCGCGAGGAGTGTAGGCAAAGAAGCCGACGGTCACACCAATGACGAGTACAAGGACAAACGTCATCCAAGCCTTACTGTTCACGACAAACCGCATGATTCCTCCTATTTGAAGTAGAGACTTAGTGTCTCTGGGAAAGGGTGAACGTATTAGGTCCACCCAGACCCACAAACACTAGACTCCGTGTCGAGAATTAACTCGGTTAAGATCCTCTCGAGTAATGACTGGAAGGAGCAAAGTCTCAGGATTCACAACGGTTTCGGCGTCGATCTTATTCGGCATGGTGTCAAGCTTTACAAGCCATGGTTGGCCAATTGGGAATGTTAGTTTCCTCTTTCGACCGTCCTCATAAGTCGCGATAAAGGCGACATACTTTCCGCCGTTGATGATAGTAGCATATGAGATGGTGTACCACTGATTGAGAATCTCAGCCTGATCCAACTGGTAAGGATCCATCGCATCGGTGACTTCGAACCGCAGGCTGGAATCACCGACGGTAACCTTCATACCATTGCGAAGAAACGAACCGTCGAACAACAGGTCATCAGTGTGGGGGTCCATCTTAAAGAATCTACCAAGAAACATTTAGTACTCCTGTTAGAAGTATTTACGCATCTATTGATCGGAGGGACAGAAGTTCGAAAGCAGCGTGGAACGCCGCGTTAGTGTACACCTTGTAACCTTTTCCTGCGTACAGAATCCAGTCGCCAACTCGAGCCTTGGTCTGGTTCTCACCCAAAGCTCGAAGAACTCGAACCTTAATGTACTTTCCATCATCGTTACGAGCAGATCCCTGGCACCAGAGGCATACGTCGTCGAAGTTCTCCTCAGTTACCTGAATCGCATCTACTAGAAATGGCTTTCGAACATAAGTGTGAGAGGTGATCATTGAGTATTTTATACTTTCTCTTCGTTGGCTACAAGGACTTTCCGGTGGTTTTCACAACACCAGTTTTCACCCTTGAAACACATTGCTTTCTCTTCGTCTGGTTTTCCGCAAACTAGACAATTATTACTTTCTTCATTCCCCATCAGTCTCGCCAAGGGGGTTTAGAAGGATTCTCAGACATCGGAACTTCGGGGATAACCGCATACTTGATAGCCAGATCATCTTCCTCCAGAATGGCATACAGAGCCTTTACATAGGCCTTCACACCAGTCTTAAGTCCAATAGTCCAGACATAAGGACGAATGACAATATCGCAGGTCTTGATGTCGACCCAGTCCAGAAGTTCGATATCGTCCGCACCCAACGAAGTACGTCCTCGAGAGCCAATCATAACAATTGTCGGAGGACGACTCTTATAACCTACCGAGACAGACAAATACGGAACGTCCGGTTCGTCTTCTTCCCGACCTCGAAGCATCTTGATATTCCAGCCTTCGAGTTCAAGGCGTTCGGCCATATCAGGCTCGAGAATCACACAGAAGTTACGATCTCCTTCCCGGTTATACGCACCCTCCTTCCCTGCAAAGTTCCGGAAAATGATACGAGCGTTTTCGAGAGTAAATGGTTCAGGCTGGCTCATAATTACCTCAGACATCTCGTCTTCAAAGTGGTTGCCGCGGACTTCTCGCTAGTGGTGGCCTTGCACTTCGTGCAGTAATAGTGATTAGATCCGCCAGCGAGTTTCTTCATGTTGTGGGAACTATGTACCCAACTAGGAGCAGCCATGATAATACCTTTCATCATTAGAGGGCTGGACCTCCTTAGAAGCCCAGCTCCAATAAAACTAGCCAATCGAAGAAGCCACTTCACTTCGAGTAACGCGGATTGGCTCGAAACGCGCCTCGAATTCCTTCTGGGATAGGGAAGCGAATCCTTCGTTCTTGACGAAGTAAAGGTAGTCGCCTTCCTTGACCTCGAGTACACCGTCAAAGGTAGCTACTAGCAGAGTCCAGTTACCTTCGACCTCCACCAGTCGCCCATTGCACCAATCGCGGGCTTCTTCAGCTTCATCCTTGGTGAATTGGATAGCCTTAGCCGAGGTACCCTTGGGGCGATAGGTACGAACACTCATAGGTAAAACCTTTCTAATCACAGAAGGTGCCGACAAGCACCAATATAGCAATAACCATTATCACCAGGAGAACGGATCCAACTGCGTCTTTAGAATTCTTATCCATATACAAATTCCTTAAATGAACCAAACTTTTCGATAGTGGCTATGGCTTCTTCTGCCATCGTCTCGAAGTAATCCATATCAATCGAGTCGAGACCATCGTGTTTAACATTCAGTGATTCGGCCCAGAGATAACCCTTGGTTCCAGTTACCGCGTACGTCTTGTCGCCCTTAACACGATAGAGAGTTCCTCCACCGCAACCCGACTTGACTGGAGTGAACAAGCCAGTGCGTCCCACAAACTTCCAGCGACCAATGGTTTCTTCATTGATATCCGCCTTAGGGATATTGTCGAAGTCCAGATACATAGCTCCTTCCTTAACACTGCGAGGCTCACAAAGATCCGAGAACTCTATATCAGCGTCATTGAAAAGAGTCTTGAACACGTATGGATGCTGGAATTGTGCCCCTACAGCATGCCAGTCTGTACCATCATTCGCGATGTAGACAGCGTCGTTCACGAGACAGAACTTAGAGTAGGTAGCCTCATGTTCGAATGTATACCCATACTGCTTTCCGAAATCCATCACAAACTGGATGATCTCGGGAGTTGCAGTCGGGATCTTGATAGAATCGGTCTTAATATGAGCAACCGTGAAGCCCCGCTCTTGGACAGCGTGCTTCAGATCGATCATGAAGAGGGCACCTCGTTTGGCGACGATATTGTCTTTATTTCGAGGATCTCTGAAGGGATTGTCGAAGCGAGCCGATGTAAGTCCGTAGACGATGTTGACGACAATTTTGAGAGCATACGCCAAAGCTCCGGCAACCGCATCCAAGTCTGGATTAGAAGGGTCCAGAAACTTCGACAGTTTACCACCAAGTAACGTCCGGGCTTCCTCGTACTTCTTATGCTTAACAGCCAACCGGCCTTCGACGAGTTCCCAGAATCGATCTGTATATTCGCCAAATACGTTGAGCTCTTTGATGGAGGTAGGATGCATGCTCGCAACGTCCAATAGGGCAACGTCCGAGTAGATGCCGGGTTCAGCATAGACATAACCCCCTTCGCCAACGGTCTCATCGCGATAGTTAGAAGTACCACGAGAATAATTGTACCCATCAAATTCCTTAGACAAGTCGGTATATATGAATGATCTTTGGGGATTTCGATCGTCACCGAATATGATCTGTGCAGTGTGTTTCTGAGTAGTATCGTTGGGAGAAAGTCCGCTCAGTTCAGCAAGGATCTTTCTAGCATCCCAGTCGCCCTTACGAGCCATAAATACAGCATCTGTAGCCACAACATCATTCGCACAGTAGTCGGCTACTTCAACCCAACTCTCCTCTGGGACTGGTTGATCCCAAGGGAAGTTGAGTTCAACATGCGCGATACCAAGTTCTATTTCGAACTTCTTGAGGCTCTGCTTCTTGCTAGAAAAATCGTAGATATCAGTATAAGACAAATCATACGCTTTGCCGAACAATGCCCCTGGATCGTTGTCGATGATCCGTTTCGAGAGCTTGTAAAGCATAAGGTTAGTGTAACCAAGATATGCTCCCCATAGAATATGGTTATCGTATCTACGGTTGTTGAATCCTACGAGTTTAAATTTGAATAGCGCCTCGACCTGTTGGGCCGTAGGGTTGATCATACGAATTACCGTTGAAGAACCCTCGTACTTCCAACAAATCACAAATAGATTTGGGAACACCTCAACGTCAAAGAACACCAGACGATCTTCTACAACTTCTGGTTCCTTGGTCGGTGCTTCTTCAGATTTGAATTTCATGTGCTGCACAATTTTGAGCGCAGCCATAGATTGGTTGGTGCTGTTATTTGCGAACACAATCAATTTGGAACGAAGATCGGTGACGTCATAGGCAAGACCCGAGGCGTATACATCATCTAGGATCTTCGCAATAAAGTCGACACTTGGTTTGGTACCTGGGTGTATCTCTTTTCTAAGATTTCGATCTATAAGATCGCGAAGACCCTTTTCCGATTTAATGACCGCATCTTCGATCACTGGTTTGCTCTCCTTTAGCGGGAGGCCACTAGTTATTGCGGCGACTGGAACTTTATTGCTTCCGTTAACTCGTCGACGGAGACTAGCACCTCCACGAAATGTTTTGACTTCAATTCCTGGAGCGTAATTCGAAGCGAGTTCTCCGGCATCATCTCCGGTGTAATTGTAATGGAGATGGATTCCCGAACCGCTTTTACTACGTTCTCCGTAAGTGGTAGGCCAAAGACCAGCCGCCTCGATATTTCTCGCAAGAGATTTTGTAATTCCATCGTCTTCCTTCAAATCGAAGTCAATTACGATATGGTTTTCTGGTACTTTCACATAGTGCAGTTTTGTCGTATCTAGGTCAGCCAAAGTAGTTGTGACCTGAGACCATCGTTGTTTTGGTATACCATCATCCTTAGCATACTGAGCCGGGCAGTCAGCCAAATATGCATCTAGCAAAGAGACCGTTTGATCTATCTCAAATGCTGGTGGAACAACTTCTTCGACTTTTTCTTTTCTTCGATAAGGTTCGGCAGAAAATCCACTGTAGTAGTTTCGCCGAGCTTCACCGTCAATAGTACAACGTTCGTCAAACGAAGTAAAGTAGTTCTTGAATTCATCCCGGAATTTGTATTTCGGAAGAACCCAATCTATCCCAGATTCCTTGCAGTACTCCCTATACAAGTCATACGCTTGTTGAAGTGTAGCACCATTCTGAGATTTAAAGACATCGTAATAAGCTTCTATAAAATTAAAGAAGACGTCAGTGCGATACATCATCTCGAGTGGGCGATACGCATTATAATAATTCTTGCCCATCGTCCTATACACATCAAGACAATGCTGCGCAATTGCACCCAATTCGAAATTAATTCTAGAGATCAGTTCAAAGTAATGATTAGCAGGAATAATATTTCCACTAGGATTAATATCCAGCAGACGTCTAATGATTCCCGCTTTGGCATCCGTGATCTTAACGGGTTTATTGGTACCAATGAACAACATAGCACGACTTCGAGAAGTATACGCGGGTTTGTACTTCTCATTAAACGTCATCTCTTCGTGGGAGACGATTGAGTTTAGTTTACTGTTATCTTCGATCTTAGACAAGTCACTATCATGCTCGATAGCAACCAAGGGGTTACCCCGGAAGGCTTCTGTAGCAAAACTATTATTGGTACCAACAAGAGCTTTCGCATCGAAAGTAACACAGTATCCATCAAACAATTTAAAGATAATGTCAAATATGGTAGACTTACCAGTTCCCGGTTTTCCATAAAACACAGCAAACTTCTGTATACTCTTGGAGTCTCCGGCAACAATAGAACCTATACACCATTCGATCTTTGCACGTTCTTCAGGGATATATAGAGTACTGACAAGCTCATTCCAAGCTTCATAACTCCCCGACTCCAATTTATACGGGAGTCGACGACTGGCGTGGTCATTCTTAGTTATGACTGAATTCTGAAACGTTAGAGATGCATCCAGTTCACAACCATTATCTGATACTCGTCCTACATAATTTCGGAACTGCGTCCAACCATTTGTCTTAAAGGAAGACAGATGTTTCACCCTACAAGTAACCCCGATAGCTTTTTGTTCAGCAGCAAACTTATCTAGAGCTTCATCCACAAGACGAACGACGTCGTATTCATCTGTGGACCAGAGGCCTTGTTCTTCATCCCAGATAGCGTGGAATGCTTTCCCACGAACCATTAGGTCTTTTGATCGCCGAACTACGAAATCGGGGTAAACTTCAAACGACCCCTTATGAGGTCCTTTTTCGATTTCTCTCATCGCAACACGAAAGAAATCCATAAGTCTACCCCTTCCTATATACCAAGTTCAATCACATATTCGCACATTTGGTACCAGATTTCAGTTTTCCTTTGGTCCCCATTAGGGTTTTGTAGAGGGAATAGACCACCTCTACCGTCAGGTCCGTAAGTCCTCCAGATGAGTCGGTTTAAGATTTCTTCTATCTTTTTAGAAGTCATTCTGGGGTTCGAAAGACCTAGGTTTTCAATCAAACTCCAGAACCATCCGCTAGTGTCTCTTTGTGAAGGAAACCCGTCGGTTTCAAACGAGAGACGCTTAGCGAGTGCAATAAGCATTTCGAAAACAGAGCAGCCGAGTTCTAGCCAATATGGATCGATATCTTCAACATCTAGTTCCTTATGATTGATGAATGCGCAGCGGAGATCTTTTCCGTCTTCAGCACGATTATCATCATTAGGAATTATCCAGACGAATTCCTTTTGGAATAGCAGTCTGAGTAACCGGTTATATTTGTTATCCACGTTGCCATTTGGGCCGCCCACTTTATCAAGAAGCCAAACGAAGTATTCTTCATCGAGCGGGGGCTTAGGAGGCATAGTTAATCAAGTCCTAGAACATCGACTCGATAACTACCCTCGCTGCGAACAATCTCATAGTCAGTCGATAGACGATCGTTCCTGACATACACAACATTAGGGTCTTCACTGTCGTTACCGAACAAGAGGTTTCCCTCCCCGATAGCAACAACGAATTCCTCTACGACGGCGTCATCCTGATCCGTCAGAACAGAATCCCCTTCATACCAAGTTACGGTTACTTTCTCGTAACTTGATTTGTCGTCGAAATACTCTTTGACGCTAATTACACGGGGGTCATGTACAGCGTCTTGTGAGAAATCCGGATCGAGAGATCTTTCACTGAGAAGTTCTTTATACAGGTCTCGGTGTTCCGGGGGTGTTACCGGCTGTTGGTATTGATAAACAACCTTCTTGTACTGCCTGTCCTCACGAGGCTTGACCGATCCGTTGTATCCAGGAATAACCTTGGCAGCCATTTCCTCTGGAGAACTGTAATACTTCGAAACGTAAGGCGGGTTGATATCTTCCGGAGTAACAGTGATATTCCGTACGTCCGTCTCTGGCTCACTCGTCTCATCGAAGGATTCGAAGTCATCCTCATACCGCTTCGAAAGGATGAATCCTGCAACGAAACTAGTAAGAACCAGAGCCGAAACTCCTAGAACAGTTGTGAATTTCGGCATCTTGATTCCTCAGATCTTGTCGTAGATAACGCCGTCAACATTGAAGTCCAACCATACTGACTTCTCGTCACCATTAGCGAACTGCTGACCCATGAAAGTATCGCCAGAGAACACGCCAAAGTCGATGTAGCCGTCTCCCTCGATTGAATTATTAACCCACCCAACAACGAATCCTTCCTTGGTACGATCCATGCCAAGGAGATCATATACCTCATTCAGAGTAACATGCCCGCGGGCACGAAGAAGGTCGTTAGCATAATTCTGTTGGCACTGAATGAAGATCTGGTTGTATGACGGGTGACGATTCCAGTTTCGGTTGTTCTCGTCGAAGATCTTAGCATAGATCGACGGAGCATCCTTACCGGGAACCTTAACGGTCCGAGTTACAGGTCCAGTCTCAGTTTCCTCAACGATAGTCTTATCCACGAGACCATGGCGAAGAGTCTGGTCCTCAACAGCGCCATACTTCTCAGAAACCCGAGAACGGTACTGCTTGAATCCCTTGTCGAGAGCCGCATAAGCTGCGGTAACAGCCAGATTACGACGGTGCAGGATGATATGCGAACCGGTCAGCATTGCAATAGAAGTAACGCCAAGAATTACCGGAGGCCCAAACAACTTGGCGAAAGAAGCGAACGACTTTCCATAGACATAGTAGAGATCCTTGGTGCGATCGATATCTTCGTCGTAATCTGTGGTCTTGACGAATTCGATCTCGGTCCGGGCTTCCTCGATAGTTTCTTCGACCCGAAGAGTAGCGCGGCAAGCCAGATAAACGGTAGCACCAATGCCAACTACACCACCAACAAACATCAGCGTCGGACTGGCTTTCCGAACCTTAAGTAGATTCAGTGCGAACTTACTTGTTACTGCATTCTTGAGATTTACAAGACTCATTTGTTTTCAACTCCCGATTGGGTTTAGTAGCACTTCTCAGTCTACATAGAACGGCGTATACTTGCGCGTCAGACATACGGTCTACTTGACGAGCCCATTTAACGCCTCGATAATAATTTTTGAGAAGTTCTCTGTTGTTCATGACTCTAGTTTAGAGCTTCTGGTCTGGGTAGGTCGAGAAGATAACCTTCTGGTACGCGGCGAATTTGGTTACCGTCTAGGATATCCCAACCCCACTTTTGATCTGTGAATTGTGAACTGATCCCGGTCAATTCATACAAGTCAGCAACAGTAGCCTTGCCATACTTGTCGATCAGGTCATACATCCTCTCAAGTACTTCGTCGGCATCTGCCCGAGATGGAAGTACGAGATCTGTGTATGAAGATGACGGTGGTCTAGCGTTACGCCTAGGATCTTCTCGTCTTGGTTGCGGTTGGTTATAGGATCGACTATAACTACTATAGTTAGTTGGCTGTCGATAAGAATTCGAAGGTCTACGATTTTGTCGAGAGTCTCCAAACAAAGTACGCTCGATACCCTGGGTCGCAGCGTCTACAAGCGCATCTTTCAATGCTGGAATGAGTACATCCACAAGAATATATTCGATAACACCCTTGGCGTCCCCACCAACAAATACTTCTAGGAATTTCTTACCTAGACTTTTGCGAGCTTTTTTAGCTACGCCCTTTGTGACTCGTTCTACTTTCTTTGTCGTGGTATCCTCTGATTCGGAACGTACTGCTTGACGACGTTCGTGAGAATTTCCTGGGAAATCATCCATCAGCTTCCCCTATTTTCGCAAAACTAAAAGGCCGTGTTGGCCTAATAGTTTTATTTAGATGTCTTCGAGGGTGGTAGCTTCTTCAATCCCAGCAGCAATAGTCTGATAGCCTTCGATGGCGCTATCGACAAGATTGTCGGTGTATTTCTTGCATGCCACCACGAGGATACCAGTGATTGCAATTTTGGCTGCAGCAACCGCGAGTCGGTCTTTCGCGTTTACTGAGTCAACATTGGTCTCAATGATTCCCGTGATGATCTTGCTTACTCCTGCACTAACAACGATACCGATAGCAGCCTTGGTGACTGCTTTCTTGTCGATATTACTGAGGTCGAATTTAGGAAGTTTCATTTTAGTCCTTTCAGAGGTCTCATTATAACACATGTTAATCGTGCGATTTAGTATTTCGTCAAATATACCGCGACTCGAACTGTGATCAACCTGTCGCCAAGAAGAACATCAAAGTTGTCGAAATCCGGTCGATCTTGGTTCTCTTTCAACCATTTCTTTACATCTGATCGTTCACCGATATAGAGACGTTTACGATTAGAATCAAGAACTCTATCTTTCATTTTTACCTCGCGTAAATGTTCAGATATTCTTCGATAGTGAAGAGCCGCATGTTCTCGCCAATACAAACAATAGCTTTCATGATTTCTTCGTCATCCATACGCGCCTTGATAAAGGCTATCGTGGCTTCGCGACGACCATTAAAAATTACCGAGTAGTTTTCTCCATTAAGAACAGCATCCAGATACATTTCCTACTTCTTTCATCATTAGAATATAAGATAACACTACTTACCAGAGACTCTTATGCTTCTTTATATAGTTGCTAATACTGACCGTGTCGTTACCAGAAATAACTTCGTACTTTGAATAATCCGATTGGTTGATATGAATTTTAATATAAGTAATAATCACAAATGGACTACCACTAGTGACTTGACTGTTATTACTCTTTTTAATTAGTAGATCAGATCTGCCCATTATAAAACTCCTTAGGTATATATGATATTAAGGGCGCATGTTGGCTCGGGACCCTGCGGCTGTCGTTTAAGATTAGCGTCCGGAAAAGTCCAAGAGATAGGAGACCCCTCGCCTATCCCTCGAACTCGCAATCCCCTCAATATCGGAATAAAGCTTACTTGTTAGAAACTGCGCTCATTCCACGCAGATGTGCCATAAGCATTTCCTGAGGAGTATCCTCAAGTTCCTGCCTAGTTGGTTCACGGCCTTCAGCCATCCAAGAAGGAATAGCCTTAAGGGGTTTTGGGGAAGTCTCAATCTCGACGACAGGCGCCGGAGTTTCAGAAATCTTATCCCGAAGTCCCTTGGGGATGATGCCGTTGATGAATGCTACGAAGAGTTCTGGCTTTGTCAGGAATTCGACAAAGAGTTCCGAATATGCTTCAGAACTCATGAACTCTTGTGTGTGAGTTTCGTCCTTAAGAAAACGTTTTCCGTCAACACTCCGACGTCCCACGCAGCGAGAAATGATCTCCTTAAAGACAACAAGGATAGCCTTGGTATTCGAGGCACTCACGATAGCCTGAAGATAGTCGTGAAGTCCACCCTCATGTTCGAGTTCCAGTTCGGCAATCTCAGCCTTGCTAAGGTGAAAATAGAAGGTCTCAGTAACAGGGTTACCCTCGAGATCCTCGTATGTGATTTCTTTACTCAACAACGTAAAAACCGCCTCGCTTGATCAGACCGAGAGTATATCCGGTCTTGTCACGAACAAATGTGTAAACCGAATCTCCGATTGAAGCGAAGTCAGAGTTACAGACAGTACCATCTCCGGTACGATGAATGAAATGCCCTGCTCCACTAATAACTCGTCTGTGGTGATCAGTGCACTTAAGCTTCAACGGTTTCCTCCACAACTGCTGCATTGCGCTTGTTCTTACGGATCTTGTAGATGGCGAACGAGGCCGCACCCAGCACCAGAATACCCGCGGTGATTCCAGCAGCCAACTTCAGGTTGACCGGTCCGGTAGTCGCAACGATCTCTTCGGTGGCGTCGGCAGTAGCTTCAACAACAGTCTCGATGGCAGAGGTCTTGGTAGCCATGATAATTCTCTTTTCTGGTTATTTAACCGAGATGATTGAAATGTTTAACAGGGGTTACGTTGAATTCGATATTAATGCAAGGTCGATCCCCATCGCAGAGTACTGCGGAGAATCTTAGTTCAAGGAGTCTATCAGCATTCCATCCCACTTCGTCAGAATATGACGTATGGGGAAGTCCTACCAAATCATAGAAGTCAGACAAAGAGGCGTACATATCGGTGAGAAGATCGTGATTAATTCGGTTCTCAGCCTTACGTAGGGTCTCCATATCGCTCATGAAAGTTCGACCAGTGAAAGAGTCATAACAGAGAACATCTCCTCCGGAAGAGATGACAACTTCTGTTTTAGATCTCTCGATCCGATCTCGTGCGATTTCAGAGCGAATCACTTCTTCTTGCTTCGGACCTATCTTAGATATGATCTTTTCGCGATAATCTACAAATGCACGATCAGTTATCGTGTACGCTGCCGCAAGTGCTGCAGCCCTTCTGCTACCAATCCGATCAGCAAATATGATAGCAGCACAAGTGACAAGACCTGCGGAAACGGCTGGTACATAATCCGTCCAAACAAGTTCGACCACTTCCTTAGTAGTTAGTTCATCGAGGTTTTCTTCCTGCAATTTAGCCGCAGCTTTGAAAGTCCCTTTCGCAGTTAGGAAACTAGTGACTACCACACCAGCTACGCCAATAGCAGTCAGCGTAGTATTAGAGTTTTCTATGACGAGATGCTGGAACTTTTGTGTAATACTGCGAAAGTCCATTCCGATATTCCTCCGCCAACTTCATAATACGCTTATCACGTCGACGCTGCTTGAATTCAGGGAGTTTATGGTGAATAAGGACGATAGAACCAAATAGAAAGGTAGACACCAAGGCAACCTGAATCCAATATAGCATCGAATTCTCCTAAAAAGAAAAACTATAATACCGTGTTAGGGTATTATAGTTGAGTGTATTACTCAGCGGTGTTGTAGAATCCTGCTTCATAGTCGGCTTGTTCCTGGGCGGCAGCTTTAGCGCTACGACGGTTCTTCCGATACATGCTGAATTTGGCGATAACAAGAACGGTAACGATCTCGGTAACGACAACTCCAACAGTAGCGGCTGCAACGGTAGCGATAGTTTTGTTTTCCATTTTAGCTCTCCTTGATAGGGGTCTCATTATAGTCCTTGTTTTTTTCGCGAGGAAAACGTTTTTGTAAAGAAGATAACCAAAACGTAGAAGACAAGTAAGTGGTTAACTCACAAGTCTTCTACGTTTGATATCTATTCAGTTGGTTACTTCAGCTTCATCACAAAGCCTAGTGCCTTCGATACTACTACGTGGGCCCTTTCGTGGTTAAGAATCATGATTATACCGGCCAAGTTGCCCAGTACAATTGCCAAAGTGTCGGGACTAACGCTCTTCTTCGTTCCGCGAAGGGCGCATAGTTTCTCCAATTTGGAAATGGTCTGTGCATACTCAGGGGTGGTAGGATCAGCATTCTCCATCCACGAAAGAACGTTAGCAATAGCAGCGTCAAGGGCAATAGCTTTCTGGCTCTTCTTGAACATAACGTGTCCTTTCATAGGGGTCTCATTATACACGCTGTTTTTACCGCGAGCCTGCTATGAAGCATTGATTTTGAACGTTGCTGATGACTGATCGCCAAGAGATTCGGGATCTGTATTCAGCACCAGAGAGAAAGTCTTTTTGTTATCGGTGTCGACAACGTTGATGACCCCATCATACTTAGACTCACTCTTATTGTATACCGTACTAGAAATACCAAGAACTAGACCCAAGAATGTCGTTACGGCAGTGATGGTACCTATAACATTCTCGGCGTTTGGAAGACCCCAAATCTGCGCAATACTAAAATACAATGTTGCTGACGCTGGAAGAATAACTTGTACTAGTTTCTTTAGAAAATCATATACCTTATTATTTAGATACATGGCACTCTTACCTTTACGTGGTATGCGTATCTTCATTGGGTATGTCAAGCAAGTTATCGATGTACTCGTTACGCCACTGCTGCAAAGCCAGAACAACATGCTCTACAGCAGGACCCCTTTCCGCAACTCGATCTAGTTTTTCTCTCGCAGAACTTAGGGCACGGTCGGCATCCGAATTGTTAAGGTGACGACGAAACCCCATTTGAAGTCCCAGCCATTCTAGCGATGAGGTCATGCGAGAGATTAGCGAGCTCAAGTAGCCTATTCGTTTGTTCGTCAGCAATACCATGTGCGTCCCGTTCTGTTTCATACGCGAGGCGCCATTTCTCTGCCTCGTCTATCTTGTCCTGCAATGCTGATCGAGGTACCAACTTCCCTAGGAATATCAATAGTACGCATATACCTAGAAGTACAGAAGGAGTTAGTTCGCCTATTGCAATACCCTCTAGCATTTTAAGTTGTCTCCTTCCAGACCCCAGCAGATTTAACCCAAGGTTGTACTGGAACCCACACACCACCACTTTTAATATATGGTACTGCTATACTATTTTGAGTTCCAACCTTGACTAGTACGCCCCCGATAGTTCGTACAGTACTTGAAGCCGACCAAGGGCTCCAACCAGAAGAGTTATGAGTTCTTGCCCAAAAATAATATTGCCGGCCGGGCGTAAGGCCAGTTACTGTATCCGAACCATCAGAACTCATCGTATATTGTGGGGATCCAGAATCAGTTCCCCAACCGATTTGCCGGGAATCTATCGTTAGTGCACTATATCCATCTGTAAACGAAACATTCACAGTTGTATGTCTAATTACAGATAAGGTCGGCGCCCCGGGTGCGGCTGGCATGCGAGGTATTTGTGGCATGTTAAACCACGCAGATCCGGCAGAGTACAGACCGGAATACCCAGTCATCTCTACCCACATACCTACACTTGCTGTGCCATCGTTAGCATGCCATATGAGAGTAATACCCGAGGCGCACTGTAGTTTGGGACGGTGGTCGTGTCCATAGACATAGCCGTGTACACCATCACCAGAATCATGGTCATAGTATACTGTAGTGCCGTTAATTACCGCGGTCCCATTCCTAAGACCTCGACAACTAGAAGAACCAAAGCGCCAACCAGCTTGCCATGAAACTCGTGTGTAATTCTGGTCTATATTCTGATCGTAGAGTTGCCAATCCAAATATGATCCATCGGATCCATCTACGTTATTACCATTCACTGATCCTGAGGTAGCCATAATATATCCTTTGACTAAGACAGAATCTTAAAGTAGATGTCTCCATCAGATCCACCAGATGGATCAGCTGTGCCTGACGTAATTCCAGCCGCGGTACGATACGCGGCCTTTCCAGAGGGAATGAGACCCAGTACTCCAGCTACTTCATCTCGAGTACGGTTGATCTCCCGTGCCCCATAACGAACACGTCCTTCTTCACCAGTATCAGGCACCAAAGGAAAACCAGCAGCAGTTGCCGCATCACCAATAGCCATGATTCATCCTTATAATTATGGTTGGTCTGCCCAGTACTCAGTATCGGAAAGATCCGACCAAACCTGACTGTAGTCCCAAGCCAACCAAGATCCTGGAGTGATGAACGTGTTAATAGCTAGAGTCGGATAACTTCGCTCACCCTCTTTGTCTGATACAAATATGTGTTCTGTAACTTGCATCGTGCTGCAAGCTCCACTATCGTCTCGAAGTTCTACGAGATCCCCAAGACGATAATCAAATTCGTATACGTAATTGCTATTCTTAGTTACTTCACCATCAAAAGCCTGTAGTTGCCGGTTCTTAGCTAGTTCCTCTTTACCACGTTGAATCATTTTTGCAGTGGCAGTAGCTGGAACCGTGTCTGTAATATCATCAGCCTTGACTATTAGAACCTGACGGTCAAACCCACTTACTGACGGATCTACATTGTCAGCCAAGACTACTTCGAAACCTACAGGACTAATTACATAAGCCACGTTTTTATATGAGGCGCTAGTCTTCAGTTCCCTTGAGTTACTGAGGTTTTCCAAACCCTCGCTGAACACTACAGGAGCCAACAGACTTTGTTGGGTAGTTCTGTCACTACCCATATAGATATCGAAATATAGAACATTCGTAGTTGGTTCTCGAACAATTCGATTACCCATACCATAAACTTCGCAGAGTTTTATCAACGCGTCGCTCATAGTAGCACCGAGAACTATCTCGTACGTAATAGACGTAGGAGGCTCGGCGATTGTATCCAAGGTGAATATCGTGTCTTCAACTATGTAGGGAATTATATCCCCTGTGTGGACGACACCCGTTACACAAATATCGTGGAAAATCTTTTCTGCTATCGCTTTGGGTAGCCCTGTCAAGATCCATTTAGGACTACTTGTTGAATCGTCCAAAGAACCCGCAGCGAGACGATGTTTGAATATGCTTTCTAGTGAAGGTCCTTTTATAGTTATTATTTTGTTACCGTCAGAATCGGTGGAGTCCTCGACAGACTCTATCACCATAACGCGGTAACTCTCATTTGTAGAGAGTCGTGTGCCGATGGTCAACAAATTCTTGTTGGCTAGATTCGAAAGAACCTTTAGTTCAAAATCTCCGATCTTGTAGAACCTTTCGGTCCAGATCAAAGACACATAGTCATCGACAACCGCGATTCGACGGTAGAGACTGTCAAGGACGTACACCTCCATTATAGGCCTCCGTACCTATTAAAGTAGGACACCGTGTAGGAAAGTGCGGCACCTGTAGCATAGACTCGGAACGTGTTATCACCCCGAGAGAATTCTATCCAGTTACTCTGCGGAGACATAGCGTAGAGAACGGAATATTTAACATCCTCACGGGTATTAGCTACGAATTTGTCACCTCGGACAGTACGAATTTCTACGACATCACCAGCCGATAGAGACAT